GATGCTAGGTATTGCTTTATCGTCCACTTGGGTGATTGCAAAGATTTTCAAATATGCTTTTAAGAGCTTATTTGGTGTCGAAGAACCTGTGGAGCGACAAGATGGATACCCTCTTCATAAATCCAAAAATAAAGGTAAACCCAAGACCAAATTACAGAAGGCGCGTTATGTGTTAGCTCAGGGCGGAGGAGATGATCCTAATGCTCAACAAATTATTGCAAAATTAGTTACTCGCAATGTTTGGCGTTTCACCATCCCTACTGGAGATAAAACCTCATATCAAGGATGTGTTTTGGTGTTACAAAATGACTTAGTCCTTATGCCTGAACATTACCTAAATAGGTGGATGGATATAGTGAATGGGGATGAAGATGAGGGTATTGCACCGGACCATGATGTCCAAATTACCTTCACCAGTTGCACCTATAAAAATCACCAGTCTAATGAGAAGAAGAATCATACTTTCACACGTACTTTGAAAGATATGCTCAACACTTTTGATGAGGACGGTAGGTATAATTCAGACTTTATCAAGATTACTAGCAACATTGAAGATGATATTGGTGTTCTTTATATTCCTGGGATCACTGGGAGAAAGATTTCACACTTGTTTAGATCCCGAGACCAGAAACTTCCCACACAACATAAAGGGACGCTTGGACTTTGTAATAGAGATTTTGCACAAGTATATCATTCTAGTGCCTATAAAGTACGTGATAATATCGTTTATGCGGATGGCTCCTGGGGCTGTGAAAAAGCTCTGATTTATGATATACCTACAAAGATGGGTGATTGTGGTTCTCCATTTGTTATCCATGATAAATCTTCAGAAGCCAAAATTGCTTCAATTCATGTAGCAGGTATCGGCAATCAACAAGGTATTGGCTGTGTGGTCGATAGAGAAGGTGTTGAGGCTGGTATTCGAACTGCTTGCCAAATGTATGATATAATGATTGATATTGGTTTAGACTCAGTTCATCCTGATGTTAAGAAAATGATAAAAGATGATTTTGTTGTCACACAAGGTGGACCAGTTTATGAAGCAAGTGCTAAGCCAATTCCACAGGCTTCAAAAACCAAATTGACTCCTTCACCCATTCATAATCTTATCAAGAAGTATCCCAGTGCTAAACTTCCTGCTATGCTCAATAAAAAGAATGGAATTGATCCAATGGTGAATGCTATGTGGGGTTATGGTGTTTCTAATGTTAGACCCAATTTGCATTTATACCGTGCTGCAGTTGATGATTACTCAGAACTACTGTTTTCTTCCACTTATAAAATAACTCCAGAGTTCAACCGAGTCCTTTCGTTTGAGGAAGCTGTTAAGGGCATTCCAGGCGAAGATTTTCTAGATGGAATAAATCGGAAAACTAGTCCGGGATGGCCTATGAAGCATATTCTGCAAAAGGGCTCAAAGAAAGCTGCTTTTGGTGAAATAGATTACGAATTTTCTTCAAAGGACTGTGTTATTGTACGCGATCATGTTGATCATTTAGAATCTTGTATTCTAAATGGAATACGTCCTTATGTAGTGAACAACCATTTTTTAAAAGATGAATTACGAACTGCTCCCAAATCCATTGGTGGTAAAACGCGACTCATATCCTCTGCAGATCTTATATTTTCAATTTCGTTACGCAAACACACTTTGATGTTTTGTGCATTTGTTATGCGGACTCGGATAGAAAATGGAATCTGTATTGGTGTTAATCCTTATAGTGATGAGTGGTCAGCTTTGGCTGCATATCATGGTGGCAATTCTCCTAACTATCGGGCTATCGCTGGAGATTTCAGTGGATATGATAAATGTCTTGCTCCTGAGGAAATTCGTGCTCTTAAACCCCTTATGGATCGTTTCTATAATGATTTTGGAAGCAATGCTCATAAAATAAGGAGTGCCCTTATTGATGAAATGGCTCATAGTAGACATTTAGTTAATGGTAGGATTTATTCCTGGATGGGATCAAATACATCCGGAAATGTTATTACCTGGCTAGTTAATTCTGCTTCAGGTAATTTCTTACATAGATATGCCATTGTAAACAATGCTCCTAGAAAAATTGTCACATATCACGAAGCTCGTGAGTTTTTGAAAGAAATGAACAAGTTCGTTCGTATAAGTCAGTCGGGAGATGATGTTCTCCTATCTGTTCAAACAAACGGACCCTTTGATTTCATTACTCAGCAATACTTAACCGAGAGTTATGAGAAGATTGGTATGGTTTTCACAGATGAAGATAAAAGTCTCAATCAAGAAAATCAAGATAGAAGGCTGGACCAATGTACCTTCTTGAAGCGCCATTTTTATCAAACTCATTATTTAGGTAAGCGTCGTTGGATGGCTGCTTTATCTTTGGATACCATTCTTGAGTCTATACAGTGGACGAAAGATCATGATTTAGATTACAAATTTTGGAAAGATAATGTGAAGCATATGCAGATGGAACTCGCTGCACATTCCAAAGAAACTTACGATGAGTGGTTACCAAGGATACAGGCTGCGCTAACTGCAGTGGGATATGAGCGAACTGTTTTAGATACGAGTTTTAGAAGGGACTTACAAGATAAGTTTACTTCTCTAGAACTTGTGTTCTAATTGTTCCTAAAACAGACCTGGTGGAAGTCGTTAAAAGACACCTATTTTCCAGTTTACCATCTTCATGGAAAGTAGTATTGAGGTTCGGCAAAGCTTGACCAAAGTTGGGTGAATGTTAGATGGATTCCCGCCGTCATCATTTACGGGTTGTCACCATACATAAGACCCCCCCTGAGAAAGCCACTCAATGGGTCTAGGCAATTTATTGTCAAGTGGGATATTCACTGGAATCTGAGTTGGGTCCAGTGTTGAATAATACAACTTACTATGGAAAATAATAATAGTGTCCAGTCGGATAATGTTCCCGGATCGACTGTGAAGAGCACTATAAATGAGGGAACAACTGAGATGATCGAGACCACAACAGTTGTGGAACCACAATACCCGTCCAAACTCCAAGCAAACATTAATGCAAGTTACTTTGCTAATGATGTTTCAACGATTATTGCTTATTTGAACAAACCTATTCCTGTCACTAGTGGTGCATGGAGTACTGGCAGTACCGCTGGCACTCTATTGTACAACCAAGATGCTTGGGTAGGTGTTTGGGCTAATACTATGTGGAAGGAGAAGTTACATGGAATTTTTGGTTTGAGAGCAACTCTTCGGGTTGATCTCGTACTAAATGCCACTCCTTTCCATGCTGGGCGTTTACGTTTATGTTACTATCCAGCTGCCGCCACTAATATGCTCAAGTATAATATGCATATTGGTCACCGCATTCCTTTATCTCA